CCAATAGTGCTTCTGATAGCCAAGCCACTCTCTGCGTCTTGAACAGTCATTTGGCTTACGCCATTTCCGTTACCCCAATCAGGTAATGGTCTGACTGCCAGAACAAGTGCATCGCTACCATATACAAACGGATAGTAAGTGTCAGGTGACGTATCTGTATCGATACCTACAACCTGTGATTCAAACAAGTTGATACCTGCTAATTTAGTAACGGAAGCGTCTAATAGAGGCTTGTTGTTACCAAACTGACTTGCGTCTTCAATACCTTCCTCGTTTAGTATGTCTTCAACTGCGTACTCGTCAAGCTGTACGAACATAGGTGCGAACTTGGGTAATTTGTTTGTTACCAATTCACGTCTTGCTCTAACTAACGCTTTCTTCCAATTTTCGAAGTCTGATAAGGAAATTGTAGTACCTGCATTTGAATACTCATCTGCGATATCCTGCTCAACCTGTTCTGCTATTACTGCTACTGCGTCTCTAATGTATGATTCCAGTACGTTAGGAATAGACACGGCTTTAGCAACATCCTCAATAAGGAAAGTTACCTCTTTGTGTTTATCTAACACAACCTGTACCACATCATCATCTGGTGCTTGAACAGTAACGTTGGTTTTAGCTGTTTTGTTATTTACAGATAGTGTACCTCTTACCGGAATATCTAACGTAGTACCTCTCGATGCAAAGTCGCCGGAATAGTCTTTCCTAACGGTTCTTGCAAGATTTAGATACTTTCGTAGATAGTCAAGTCCCTCATTTGCTGACCTAACCATTATTTCAGGTATATGATTAGCAAGTTCGGTCTGTCCTACTGCTGTATAATCTGCTGCCATATTTTTTTATTATTTCACCACCTTTCAACATTGTGAGTCGTCAGGTGGTAATGCCACCCAACTTACTCGTTATAATTTATACGTCCTTCTTTTTTAGCTTTTTCAATTTCTTCCTTATGCTCGGTATACCATTTATTGTCTCTTGACTGTCTTTCTATCTCTGACCATTTCCAAAACTGTGCTTTGCTTCCTGTGTCAGCTGTATTTGGTGTACCGATGTTCTTTTTATCGGGTTCGGCGAGTAAGTATGGTTTAGCAGTTAATAGTTCTGCAACTATTTGGTTGGCGTTTGCTATGTTGCCCTCTGCATCTACTTCAATAGTGTTAAGGTCAATCAAGCGTACAACGTCATCAAGGGCTTCCTTACGTACGCCCTGTGCAACTGCTTGTGAAATAACAGCTTGTTTTTTCGTCTGATTAGCGATTTGCTTTTTAAGGCTCTCGTTTTCAGCTTGGTACTTGTCGGCAAGTTCCTTGAACGCTTCTTTTTCTTTTAACTTTTCTTCTTCGGCTTTGGCTTGATCTGCTTTTAACTTCTCAAGTTCCTTTGCTTTTGTAGTTAAGTCCTTAAAGCGTGGGTGCTTAAACGCAAGTTCCCATTGTTCATCTGTTAGTTCTACTTCTTCGCTTTTAGATTGACCCTTCGGTTGTTTAACGTCTTCCGTAGACGGGGTTTCTTCTTTTTTATCTTCCATTTTCAAATCACCACCTTTCACTTGGTAACGGGGTTGTGTCCCCGTAAAGTAGTTTAATATATATATATTATATCCTTAATTGGTCAGGTAATGCAACACCTGTGTCAAACTGTTGGAACTCAATGTGGTACGGAAGCAGACGGTGTTTGCAGTTTCCACTCCAAGCGGTTTTTCCGTTGCTTCTAACAAGCAAAATGTGATTTTTTTCTAACTCTACATCATAGACCATATCGTTACAGTATTCCCTTTTTAACTGTATTCCACGATATGCATTGCTTGGACTTACATTATAATATGAGTTTCTTGAATTATTAACCCGTATAACCCAGCACGTATGTTTTTGTAGATATTTGCCGTTTTTAAAGTTAATAATTTTTGGCTTTGGTGGTTTAGTAAAGTTCGGATATTTACCTATCTTAAAAATAACTTCTCCCAACTGCCCAGCCAACTTATGGCTAGAAGTGAAAACCGTCAACTCTTGTGATACAAATCCTTTATAACTACCTTTGCTTACAGAACCGTCACCTAACGCAAACCCATTAAAGAATATCTCTAATATTTCTTTTTTGGCTTCTAAAAAGAACTTCGGAATGTACTTCTCATAACTCTTACCAAATTGCCTAAAATGTTCCACCATCTCGATGTCTGTTTTAACAAACCTATTTTTGTTTTCGTAAAAACCCATACCTAATAACTCTTTTCTAAACCTGCCTTTCCTAGAATCACTCTGACATATAATAATTTTGTTCTTATCTACATATCCTTCTGACAAATATACTCCCAACAAAAAGGCGTATTGTGAGATAGATAGTGAGCTTATTGGAGATACAATATCTTTTCCTTTCCACTTCGGTATTCTCAACTGCTTGTGATTCTTCCCTACTATTTCTCTTGCCTCAACCAATTTCCACTTTAACTTTCTCTTGCCATCTTTTTCGTGACTATTAACTCCCACATACATCATATGGTCTGGTGTGACTGACAAATCAAATGAATTGCTCTTAAACCTTAACATTTCCCCCTCATACTTGTAAGCTACTTTATTGACATAATTAACCCATTCCATTTCCTGTGTATCAGGATTAATAGACATAATTTTTTCATCTTTTAGTTCCGGAAAGGTCTTCCAACCATTCTCTGTGTATACCTCTGTATCCTTCTTAAAACAATTAGGGTGAAATAACCCGCCCATTTCAGCATCGCTGACTGTGGAATAACCTTTTGTAGCACCTGTCATTGACAACACCTGTCCGTCCCACGGCTACATAAATCGCAACTACCACCGTGACTACTAACCTGTACTAAATCGTACCCTTCCATTTTCAAACGGGTAGTCATTGCCAAATTAGTAACCTCTCTTGTACGAGTACGTGCCAACATTTCTGCGTATGTGTCTAACTTCCATTCCCTACCGCCTTTATCAATAATAGCTGTAAAGTCCTTTGCCAAATCGTTTATTATCTTATCTTTTAGTTCTTTTAAAGTAGAGTCTTTTAACTTATCCTCAACAAATATAGCTTCCAATCTTGCCTTACGCACTTCAGTCATTACTTTTTGTGCATTGTTAAATACCCCGTGCAACGCCTCACCATAATCATTTAAGGTGTCACTTATTATTGCATTCAGTTCTAATATCTGTTGTTCGGATAGCTTGCCTGTAGCAGTCAACCCAGCGTCACGCATAGCCTTTGTTACTTCTAACTGGCTACTCGTATAGTGCCAACGAAGTTCTTTTTCTATTAATGGGTATGCTTTGGCTTCGGTGCGTCTTATTAGTTCTGCAACACCCTCCATAGCTGTGGGTATATCTGTGTCACGGCGTGACACAAAAGATGTAATTATCAATTTTTGAATGTTGTCGGATAGTTTACTGAATAAAGCAGTTATTTTTTTTGTAGCTTCTTCTATTGATTTTCTTGACGCCATATTTACTCCTCATCATTGGGTTGCAACTTGTCAATGATAGATGTAAAGTTGGCACGGCTCTTTTCTATTTCTTTAACTTCCTTTTCAGCTTCTGCGTCATCGTACCCGTCTAACAACATAATGGCTGACTTCTTGCTTAATATACCTGCGTCAACTCTTTTAATTATTGTTTCAGTCTCCTCTACAATGTCGTTGACTATGCCATCACTAAATACTACATTAACCGGTTCTATGTCTTTGCAGGTTATTTTCTTACCCATATAAGTAGTACCAACACCCTTATTATTAACAGATAGTTTTTGTGCTATTTCAAACACTTCCTGTAACGCCTGTTGGTAATATCTTTTCTTGCGTTCTGCCTTGGCGATGGTTCTGATAAGTCGCATTTTTAATGCCCTGCCGGACTGCACTGCACCATCCTTGCCCATACCCAACACGTCTGGGCTTACTTCTGATGACATAAACAGGAACTCCATCATCTTTTCTATTTCTTTGAAAGCGTTATCAAGTGAGGCATTCCAAACAATGTATTGTGGTACTTCACCATCATCGCCTAACTCAACCATTTGTAGGGCTTCTTTTTTAACCCTGCCGTCTTCGTCCAACACCCCGTCAGGCACGGCAAGTATTGGGTCGCTATGCTTATCTAGTATATTGGCTGTCTTGGTTAAACGATTATTTAACTCAAACTGCAATGATTCAAAATCAATGAAATCAGAC